TTGGAATGTCAGAATTATAATTCATAGACGCCTTTTTGATAGACAGGTTTAATCTCTGTTTCATAATATCGAATTGGAAATCAGATATTTTTACATCTGAAAAGAATCTGAATATATGACTCCCTCCATTTCCAGGAGGTTTTTTTCTGATTTTTCGCAAATATCCAGCCTCTTCAAAGATTTTGAAATACTTATCAATTGTCTTCCGGTTAACACCTTTTCGCTTGGCTATCTCCTCTGGATAGACTTGCCAGTTTGGGTGATTAGCCAGCACCACCATCATGATGCCAACAGCTGTAAAATCCATCACAGGATCATTGATGAAGCTATTACTAACAGCGGTATAGTCGTTAGTTGGATTCCTGAAAGATAAATTGGCAATCCAAATCTTTAAAGTCTGTCATACATTCTCCTTTCTTTATCGTTTAATTTGTTAAACATTTTCTTTAAAAAAAATCTTTCACTTGCTTATTAAAAACTACTGCTAATTTTTGAAGTGTTCGAATTTTCACTGTTGACGACTGACCTGATTCAATCAAGTGTATTGTTGTTCGAGAAACATTTGACTTCTCTGCAAGTTCCTCTTGAGACATTTTCTCTTTTTCACGCCATTTTCTTAAACGTTCTCCTTGCACGTTCCTACCTCCTTATTTTTCTATTTGTTCCTCGCAATTCTGCTATAATAAAAGCAGAAAGGAGGTGATCTAATGCCACAAATCACCAATGATAATGTCCAAATTTGGACACTCTATATCACAGTAATCATTGCAGTTGTCGGTTTTGTTTTTAATACCATTTCACTCTGGCAAACAAAGAAAGCTACAGAGGATATGGCAAAGCCTTATATTAATGTTTATGTAGATGTCTATGCAGTTAAAAGTCAACAACGTACCTATGTTTTTAAAAACTTTGGCCAAACTCCAGCATATATAGATAATATTCAGATAGATGGAGAATTGGATTCATTGAATTCTGTACACCGCTTCGGCTCACTCATCGGAAATATGATTGCACCAGGACAAAAATTTACATCATCGATACAACCAGGTTATAAAGGACGAATCACGCTGACAATTACCTACTCAGATAACAAGAAGCACAAATATACAGATGAGTTTATACTTGATGCTACCTTGGCATCTGCAATGCGCTACATAGTAAACGAGAGCAACAATAGCGACTCTCCTGCAACAGCTATCAGACAATCGACCATGGCTCTATTACGAGATCTACGATAGCCTCATCTCCGAATGATTTTACAGTTCAAACATCACGTAAACATTCAATTTTTATCTCAACAGTTTCATCGTCAAGTGTATTGGCGATGATTTTATTTTTTGCATCGATAACTTCGTTCAGGTCTTTGCAAATTAGTGAATAAAATACTTTAACATTTGCATTCATTATCTCTCTCCTTTCTCCTTTTTTTTTGCTCTATGAGCAACAGCTAGGAGAGGAATCGCACCTCTCTACGCTACCCTAGCTTGTTTAGCCTCTTCAACCTTTTCAAGAACTAAGATTGTAAGAGCCATTTCTTGAAAATCTTTATCATCGAATCCGATAACGTCGCCGTACACTCTGATTGCTGTCAATAGTGTGTTATACAATTCGTACATATCATCTGACGATAGCTTTTCACGATCTAGGATTTCTCCAAGTTTCAACGAGCGTTCTCTGCGGTTCTTAACTTGTAAGATTTCTTTTGCTAGTGCAATTTGTTCTTGTGTTGTAAGTCCTTTATTCATTGTATTTCCCTCCGCTTTGTTTTTGTTATTTCCTTAAGCTTGATTATAGTTTAACAAGTTAAACATAAAATGTCAAGCGTGTTAAACAAAAAATGTTTACTTTTTTTGTTTAAAGATGTATAATAGATTAAACAATATATAGAAAGGGGTTTTTGAATGAAGTTAGGAGAATTACTCAAATCATATAGAACAGAGCATAAATTATCGATGGATGCTTTTTGTGAATTATCTGATTTAACAAAAGGATATATTTCTATGCTTGAAAAAAATGAACATCCGAAATCAAAAAAACCCATTGTCCCATCTTATGACACAATAGAAAAAATCGCTAAAGGGATGCAAATTTCTACAGATGATTTAATTAATATGCTAGATGATGAACAAGAAATTCAAATCAACGCTACTCCAGCTGTTCTTTCAAAATCTCAAATCCAATCCATATATGACGAACTAGAACCGAATGGACAAAGAAAAGTTGTAACATACGCTGAAAAATTACGTGACGAACAAGAGAAACGAAAAAAAGCGAAGAAAAACGAAGTATTAGAGAAAGTTGTTCAACTCTATGGTTATGACTACTACGACCACGCTACTTCTGCTGGTACTGGGCAGTATTTGAATGATGTACGAGTGGAACGGATTGAGTTGCCAGTAGATGTAGATGCCGACTTTGTTATTCCAATCAAAGGGGACTCCATGGAGCCTGATTATCAAGATGGAGACCTGGTATTCATTCAGACCAGTGTGGACTTGAATGACGGAGTAATCGGAGTTTTCAACTACAATGGAGAAGCGTATATCAAGCAACTTGTTATTGATGAAGACCAAGCTTACTTACACAGTTTAAACCCAGAATACAAGGACATGCCAATCACACCAGAGACGGATTTTCGAATTATCGGCGAAGTTGTGGATATATATCGGGAGGGATGACATGAGTAACGAAAGTAGACCGATGGAAGTGATTAAACACAGCCTAGATTGCAAATGCCACAGACGAAGAGAATGGATTAGAGTCAATGATAAGTGGCATGCTATCGAGTTTTCAGTGGATGACCCAAATGATCCACCTATGACAGAGGAAGAGAAAGCCAACGTGGCCTTAATTCTTCAACAACACTTATCGAAAGAATAAAACCAACTGTTTCTAAAATGGAAATAGTTGCAAACAAAAAAGCCCCACGCTCTCAAACTTTGGCGAGTCTGAGCGTGAGGCTAGTACTTACAAGAAAAACTTTTCAAAAGAGATTACCTTTTGAGATGTTTTCTTGTACCCATTTTATCATTTTTTAGGAAATTTTGAAAGAGGTACTACTATGATAACAACAAATAAAGTAGCTATATACGTCAGGGTGTCTACTACCTCACAAGTTGAGGAGGGGTACTCTATAGATGAGCAAAAAGCTAAACTCTCTAGCTACTGCGACATTAAAGACTGGAGCGTCTACAAGATATATACTGATGGTGGTTTCTCGGGATCCAATACTGACAGACCAGCACTCGAGGGACTTATTAAAGATGCTAAAAAAAGAAAATTTGACACAGTTCTAGTCTATAAGCTGGACCGTCTTAGCCGTAGTCAAAAAGACACGCTTTACTTAATTGAGGATATTTTCATAAAGAATAATATAGCCTTTCTGAGTCTACAGGAGAATTTTGACACCTCTACTCCCTTTGGTAAGGCTATGATTGGACTCTTGAGTGTCTTCGCTCAGCTAGAAAGGGAGCAAATTAAGGAACGTATGCAGCTTGGGAAAATAGGACGGGCCAAGGCTGGAAAATCCATGATGTGGGCTAAAACGTCTTATGGATACGACTACCACAGAGAGAGCGGAACTATCACTGTCAATCCAGCTCAGGCCGTTGCTGTTAAATTTATATTTGAGAGTTATCTGAGAGGGAGATCCATTACTAAACTGAGAGATGATCTGAATGAGAAATACCCAAAGCATGTGCCTTGGAGTTATCGGGCTGTCAGGACCATACTAGATAACCCTGTCTATTGTGGTTTCAATCAGTATAAGGGAGAAATTTATCCAGGTAATCATGAGCCGATTATTTCAAAAGAGGAATACTATAAGACTCAATCTGAGCTAAAAATCAGACAAAGGACAGCAGCAGAGAATGTCAATCCTCGGCCATTCCAAGCAAAATACATACTATCAGGTATTGCCCAATGTGGATATTGTGGCGCACCTTTAAAAATTATTTTAGGAGTAAAGCGAAAAGATGGGAGCAGGTTAAAAAAATATGAATGCCATCAAAGGCACCCACGAACGCTGAGAGGTGTTACTACCTACAACGACAATAAAAAGTGTGACTCAGGATTTTACTACAAAGACAAGCTAGAGGCCTATGTGCTAGAAGAAATAAGCAAACTACAAGATGACGCTGATTACCTAGACAAAATATTTTCAGGAGACAATGCTGAGACCATAGACCGTAAGAGCTATAAGAAACAAATAGAGGAGTTATCAAAGAAACTGAGCAGACTCAACGAACTATACATAGATGACCGCATTACCCTTGAAGAATTACAGAGCAAGTCAGCCGAATTTATAAGCATGAGGGCTACTCTTGAGACTGAACTGGAAAACGATCCAGCGCTCAGGAAGAACAAAAGAAAGGCTGATATGAGGAAACTGCTAAACGCTGAGAAAGTTTTTTCAATGGACTACGAAGGTCAAAAGGTACTTGTTAGAGGGCTTATAAACAAGGTTCAGGTAACAGCTGAGGACATTGTTATCAAGTGGAAAATATAGAGAATTTTAGTAACCTACATTTCCACAAGTGTGAAAGCTTTCACTTTCGCTTTTTTCAAGAATGTCATCATTTTTTTCATGTTAAAAATTTACCTCCATATTTTGATACATGGGCATGAGCATTGCCGCATAAAGTAAAACGATAATCAGTGCCACAAAGATAAAGACCAGTGGCTGCACCAGATTCATGGTGCGATTGACTCGGGTAAAAAAGGCTTCCCAAGTTTTTTCAGCATAGATTTCCAACTCACTACCCAGCTTGGACTTAACTTC